ATCAATCTGACGCATTGTTCCAGAACCATTGGTATTAATGCAACTAAGTGATGTTTGAGTTGTTGTTCCATCATTACTAACAATTACCCTACCTCCAAATGAACTACTTGTAGTACCCACTAATAAATTACCACTAGTGTCTATACGCATTTTTTCTGATACAGTTCCTGCCGTATTTGTAAAAAATGTTGTAACACTACTTAATGCCGTATTAGATGTGTTTCCACGAACAAACCCAATAGAACCAAGAGCGGCACTGCCTGATGTAACTGCTGTTGAATACGCTTCAAATATGCCACCGTGGTCTACAGTTGAGGCGTTACTCTTTAATGTAACAATTGAGTTAGCATTGCCTGTGTTTGTATTTTCAACGGCAAGGATTCGTTTTGTAGTACCACCATTCCATGTGGTTGAACTTGTAGTGCCAATTAAAACATCGCCACTAGAGTCTATACGCATTCGTTCTGTAGCTCCTGTATAAAACTCCATTGGCGCACTTTCACGCTGAATGAGCCGTGCTGAAGTTCCAAAACAATCCAAAGTAAAACCATCACTACCAGTTGTTCCCGTTGTCGGGTTGGTCATGTGGATGTGGTCAAATGTGGCGTTTACATGAAATTTATATGCAGGGTTAGTGATACCTATACCTACATTACCACCAACAGGGTTTAACAATAATGGGTATTGATTTGCCAAACCACTAGCACCACCATCAGTTGATTGAAGCCATGCTCCTGTGCCACCCGATTTAATACCTATATCTAATACACCATTATCAGTTGTGTTTGATAAACGAGTAATACCATTTTGAGCGCTACCACTTGTTGCAGGATTTCCTGCCGCACTACTTACTTGCAATTTTTGTACAGGACTACTAGTACCTATACCTACTGAACCATCTGCAAGAATACGCATTTTTTCAGATAAAACACCGCCTGTGGCAGTCATAAACCCAATTTGTCCGTTTTGAGTTCCTGTATCAACTCCTGAAAATATTGATGCTTTTACTACTGCCTCATCAAAGCCTGGGTAATAAGGTGCAAAATCTAACATCCTAGTAATTTGACCATTACCTGATGCTTCATTAGGTTTTCTTAATACTAGTTTTCCTGTTGCACCATCAGCATTAGCAGAGAGACCTGTAACACCAACAGTTAAATTACTTGTGTCAAAAGTAAGTTTTGAACTATCACTTAATAATCCACTAGCACCAGCGTATGTTACTCGACCACTTGTTAGTCCTGCGTTTGTAATAGATGTTGATGCGTTTATCGTAGTAAATGAACCTGCTGCTGCCGTATTAGCACCAACAATACCATCAAAATTAGCTGCGTTAATTCTGCCACTTACCCCTAAACCTCCTGTAATTACAGTAGTTCCTGTAGTGGTAGATGTACTTGCAGTATTGGCAGTAAAAGTAGTTGCACCATTACTGGTTAAAGTAGTAAATGCACCTGTAGAGGCTGTTGTAGCACCTACTGTGCCATTAAATGCACTTGTTGTAAGTGTTGCACCAGTTATAACAGGATTAGTTAGAGTATTGCCTGTAAGAGTAACACCTGTAATCGTTCCACCAGTTATCTTTGGTGCAGTCATCGTATATGTGCCATCACGAACACCATCACCAACATCCCTGATCTGTGCCATCATATCTCGCATCGTATCATTGACTGCCGATGGTAACATTCCCTCTGGTGCGCCATCAGGAGGTGCTGCTGTATTATTAGCAGGGGTAAGTGAGTATTTTGTGTATGCCATGATTATCCTTAATTATAACTTTCTTATGTTATCGTGCAAATTGAACAGATTGATCTTCAGCTTCCGTTGCCTTAATAATTTGTTGTAGTTCTGTAAATGCTAAACCAATTTTCTTTTGATCTTTTCCTGCCTTTGCTATAGCTTCTAATGTTTCTATGCCATTGGGACTTGTAATCGCTTTTGCAATTTTTTCATAATCTCGACCATAAAATATGTTTTGATATAGGTTTCCAATAACACCAGGGATATTTCTAAATCCTTTTCCGAGCAATCCTATAGATTCTTCTGCTAACATACCTTTTTCGGCTGTTGGTGATCCAGCAGGTAATCTACGACCTTGTGACTCTAGGACATCTAACATAACATTTAAACCTTTTACTGCTTCAGTTCCTTTTGTACCATACACTTCTCTAAATGCAGTTTTGAGATTTTCTCGTTGAGTAGTATTTTTAACAATGGTATCTGCAAATCTAGCACCAACAGTTCCAGCTTGTGTAGATGCAGCTCTTTGTACACTTTCTAAGGATGCTCGCATATATTGATTTAAAAACTCTTTAGGAAGATTTGGATCTTGTTTTCCCATAGCTTGCATAGTTGTTTTTACCTTGTCTGGTGTCAATCCAATCTGTGCAGGATTCTTAGCAAATACATCAGCAAATTGACTTGCTAGTTCATTTGTTCTTGCTAATGATGGTATTGGAGACTCAATAATAGGTGCTTCAAATTTTTCTCTTATTGCTTGATATTGTTCTCTAGCTGGTTTATAAGCCTTAACTTGCTCGTCTGCTTTTTCCAATAATTTTCTTCGTGCATCGTCATAGGCTTTCATTTCGCCTGTAACCTTGCCTTGTGCGTTAGCAGCTAAGTTGCTATATTTATCACTTAAAAACTGTCTCATTGCTTCAATTCTAGCAATAGAGTTTGTCTCGTAACCTCTTAATAAATCTTGGTAAGCAGGAATATTATCTACAGCTCTAGATGCCTCTGAAATAACAGCAGACTCATTCTCAAGATTTGTCATCCAAGACTGAGGTATTTTCTTATCTTTGATAACTTCAAATGCTGGGCCACCTTGTGCTGTAATTTGTTTTTGTATATCTCTTTGTTTTTCTTGAGCTGACCTTTGAACCTCTGTACCCATCTTTTCTCTTGTTGTCATTGGGAATGCTTGCTCAAGAGATTCTTGAGTTTGCCGACCTCTTGTACCCATAAACTCAGCCATGATTGGTGCAGACCTTGGTGTAACCTCTGTCTGTCTTTGTAATGATGGTAATGTAGTTCTACCTTGTGACGCTTGTTGCATAGCCTCAAAAGAAGTAGTAGGCATACCCATATTAAAAGATTGTTGTTGTAGTCTCTTTGCTAGTTCAATATCCCTAGGAGACATACGACTTGTGGACTCTGTATACATTCTCTCTAGTGGAGAACGCACAACAGATGGTGCAGATATTAATGGTGTTGCTACACCACCTACCATGCGAGCATAAGGCTCTAAATCTGTCCCTCTAAATGGTAAAGATAATGATTCTTCTCCAACAGCCGATAACAAGGATGGAATAACTGCGCCTTGAACTGGTGCAGATGCAATGTTGCGTAATGCAGTTTGTGCTAACTGACCTGGAAAACTCTCAGCCCTTTGTAATGGTACTCTTTCTCCAACTGCTCTAGTTATTGATGAAGGTGTTGGTGCTGAAATTACAGGTCTACCAGTTGCTACTTGCTCTGGAGTGCGACCATATAATTGAGCAATCTTTTCTGCAATTGTTTGCGCTCCTTCCATTACTGCTCCTGGCATACCTAAAAGAGCTGATGCACCTTGCACAAGAGGAAGATTGATCTTAGCCATTGTAGACTCTACAACTCCACGATCTGCAAACGGTTTTACACTTGAATCACGCTTTAACCCATCCGCAGCTAATCTTTTATCAATATCTTGTAAAGATGTACTAATAGGAAAATCAGCCTCAGTACCATCCGTTAGTTTTACTACTTTCCGATCAGCCATTTTTTATTACTCCACTTAATAACTTCTGCGTTGAGGTTGTTGAGGTGTAGTGCTAGTTGGAGAAAACTTACTTAAATCTCCAAACTTTTTAGGATCTAATACTGGCCCTAAAGTAGCATCGTATTCAGCAAGAGCACCTGCACTAAATGTTTTAGCCTTAAACAACTCACGAGCTTTTCTTTCAATTAAAGCATCTCTGTTAGCAAAAGCCTGTAATCCTTCTGCCATAAGTTTTCTACCTTGTTCACTATTTGATAATGATGGGAATACTGACAAGAATGATTTGAATTCTAAATCAGATGTTGAACCTGATCCAGATGCACGAACTTGCGTTGCTGCATTAACTTGCAATGCTTGTGCTAGAGCATTTGCACTAGCTGTTTCGCTTTGAATACCTAATGTTTGTGCTAAGTTTGATCCAATCTTAACAAACTCACCACCACCTTTTCCTACTAATAACGAATTAATTGAATTAGCTGTATTTGCTGCTGCTCTAGATGAATTTACTCGTGCAGAAATATCACGAACTTGATCAGCATCTAATTTTTCTAATTGTGTATCTCCTGGAGCAATTATTACTTGCGATTGTGGGCCAGTCACAATATTTGAAACTTTGCCACTACTGCTAATTTGATATGGTTGATTAGTTGGTAATCCAATATTTTTCTTTTCTTCAGGAGTCATTGGTCTAAAAGATTCTTTTTCTTTTTCGACTTTTGGCTGAAGAAGAGTCGCTAATTTAGTCAAACCTCCTTCGCCACCTAAAGATAATGCTTGCATTAATGCGTTCATATCTAATTGTGGTGCTGTTGGAAGATTTTGCTGTAACGCTTGCCTTGTTTCAGTATCAGCAAAACCTCCACCAAAATCAGGTCTTGATAACATTTCTAACTGAGATCCTGTCTCTGTAGACATAGGAACTTGAACAGGAGTTTGCTTAAATACTTTAGAAGCTGCATCTTGAAATTGTTTTTCTCTTTCCATCTTTAATCTATTTGCTGCCAATGTTTGCTCTGTTAGTTGCCTGTTTTGTTGCATATCAGCAAGTTTTCCTTGAGCTAACATCTGTCTTAATGTGTTATCAAAAGAAGATTGATAGCCACCAAGACCTGCGCTTAATGCACTACCTAATGCCTGACCTGTGCTGATTGGTCTATTTGTTTTTCCTGATGCACCAAGTAAAGCTATCGCTGCATTAAGACCTGCGCTAGTCAAAGCATTACTTTGAGATTGCTGAGACTGTTGAGGAGTCATAAATTGTGAATAATCTGGTTGTCCACCAAATAACTGAGATAAAAAATCTTGTGCCATGTTTTATCCTAATAAAGATCGTCGTTGAGGTGATTGCATTTGTAACAAACTTAATATCCCAGAGTAGTCTACTTGACCTTGTGGAACACGAGTTCCTTTAAATTGTGTTGCCGGTGCTACTGCTTGTTCTTGACCTGAACCTAAAAGACCTTTAGCTGCATTAACTCCTCTAAGCACATCCATTGCACTTATGCCGCTTGATGGTATAGCTGTCTCTACAGCACCTGCTAAACCTAGATCGCCTAATATAGTAGTGCCTGGCAAGTCTACTAGCATACCTTCTTCAGGAAGTGTTGCTAATCCTGTCTCAGATACAGAAGTAAACCCATCCATGTAATTACCTGTTAATGGTTCTTCAATTGAACCAAAAGGTTGTCCTGTAACTGGATCTGTTAATGGTGTTACATCATAAGGCTGGCCTATTACTGGAGCTTCTATTGGAAGTGTATACGCACCACCATCGCCAAATGATAATCCTGATGTTAAAGGTTCTTCAATAGAACCAATTATAGGTGCTAATTCTCCACTTAAACCTATTGATGTTCCTGTTTCAGGTGCTAATAATGTCAATTCTGCTATTTCTGCTGCCGTTAATCCTGCACCTGTTGCACCTGCTGCACTTGCACCAATGGCTGTTCCTGTCTCAGGTGCTAATGCTGTTAAAGCTGCCATTTCAGAGGCAGTTAATCCTCCTGCTGTTGTTCCTGCACCTGCTGCACCTGCTTCGGCTGCAAATAATGTAGGATCAACATATCCTGTTGCTAATGCTACAGCTAAAGCTGCCGGTAATATATAACCACCAGGTATTTCTTCATTAACAAAATCATCAACCTCTGCAAGACCACTTCCTACAGATTGCACTCCTTCATCAACTACATTAAGTAAACCTTGATCGCCACCACCTGTGCCAATCACATCTGAAACTACATCAAGAGGGTTTCCGCCACCGCACATAATTATTCCCTTAAATGTTTAACTGTATTAAAACCCACAGTTTTAAATTCTAATCTTTCATAAAATCTTTTTGTTTTATCTATGTCTAATCCTGTTGTTTGACCTAAATGCAATTCTTCTGCTTTCTTTTCAATTGCCCATGATTCTAGTAATTTTACAAGTTTTAGTGCAACTCGACTACCTCTATATTCAGGCAATACAAAAAACCCTAAATCACTCACTCTTTTACGATTACTAAAAAAATATTCATGTACTATGCCTGATATAAAGCCAACAATCTGGTTATTCTCTAAAGCTAAAAATGCGACTGCATTTGGATTCTTAAACAATTGCAAAATCTTTTGTTTCTCAGGTTTAGCATAAAAAAACTCTGACTCAGCTACCATCTTGCATACTATTTCAAAAAACTCATCTAAACGATTTTCAGATAGTTTTTCTATAATCAAAAGAATCCACCACCTAATAAACCACCTATACCTGCACCAATTCCACCACCAACACCACCATAACCAAACGCATTTCCTAGTGCATAACCACCTAATCCACCTGCTAATGCACCACCTAAAGCACCAGCACCCCTATTTTGATATACAGGTGTTTGTTGTGTTTGTGAACCATAGCCACCCAAGGGAGTACCATAAACACTTGATAGATACCCTTGTAACTGCTCATAAGGTAGTTTTTGACCAAATGTGAACCTTGCTATGTCCTCTTGTAAAGGTTGCGATGCGATAGCCTCTTGTTGTGCGCCTACTTGTCCCAAAGTCTGTGATGGTAAGAACTGTTGCCCATAAATAGATGGTGCTTGTTGAGCTAATATCGCTTGCGATCTTTGAGCTGCTTCTTGTAAGCCTCTTTCAGCTTGATACTGTGTACCTGCAATATTAGCCGTAATATCACCCAATGCACGACCATAACCTTCTGTAGCTGATCCTAATGCTCTCTCCATTGCTCCTGAACCTAATCGCCCAGACTTTGAATATAGACTTGATATGTTTGGCAATACTTGTTCGCTAAATGCTTGTTGCAATGGTCTAGTCGCTGCCTGTATCATCTGCGCTTGATAAGGATTAGCATTTAAAAAAGCACCCGATGCCGTTTGCCCTTGTTGTCCTAATGATGATAAAAATGCTTGCTGTGACTGTTGTAAGAGAGGATTTGCTTGTCGAGCCAATGCCTCCTGTTGAGCAAGAGCCTCAGTCGTTGCAGCCGTTGGACTAACATAAGTCTGACCAGGGAAGTATGTCGGTTGCTGACCAGTTAAGAATAGACTTTTAGACCTTTCAAGACCTTCTGTAAGGTAAGGTAATAACGCTGGGTCTATTTCTGATTTACCTGAAGTTGTGACAATCTCAGCCATAATTTTTCCTTTATCCTACTATAATGTATGTAAAATCTAGGTCTGCATGACCTGTGTTTTGATGCGTAAGTGTTGCTGATCCATTAATTCTTGCAGACACAAAGCAAGTTCCAAATTCTTTTGCTGCGTTTAAAGTCATTGGTGTCATAATAATGACCGATTCTGGCCCAATACGAGCATCTGTTAATGTAGTAGATGTAGCACTTTGAGTAAGGGATATTGTGCCAGTATTATTCGTTTTACCATCCATAATTCCATTGACGATCTCAGCGACTGCTCGCTGATCTCCACCAAAAGGAGGTAATCGTCTAAACATTATCGAGTTCCTAGTCCATTTAAGTCTATGTCTACCCCTACGACTGTAGTCCAGCTACCTGTTGGTGTTAATTGTAACCGATGATAGCGACCTACGCCACGAATACTTACACGATTCTCTGAGTTTGCAACAGTTTGTGAGCCAAATACGGTTGTTTCATTTAAAAGCCTTCTGCTCAATAAAGCTACATTACCCGATCCATTATCTACAATCGGCTTTGCCATCGTGATTGCTGAAGTCGATCCTGGCACTTCTATATCACCTGTCTCAATAGTTGCCGTCATTGGCGCACCTGAGAAAGTAACAATCTTGGTATTACGAACACCAGCGAACTGTGCCTTACCACCTAACCATAAACGACTGTCAAAACTGGTTAGAATCGTATCCAAATTACCATAAACATCTAAACCTTCTAAAACGACTGTAGGAGTCGATGATGTTGCAATTCGGCTTACAGTTGTAGTTCCACTAGTCCATTTCTTTGTTTCAAAGTTATAAATCAGCAGTTTATTGACAGTTGCAGAGTTATTTGATGCGTATGCCCATATAACTAACTTTCTAAATGGATCTACAGCAGATGACATTAAAGGTAATAAGCCTTCGTCAATATCACTATAAAAGAACCTATTTACCTTCTCATTACCAATCGGTACTATATTTTGACCATCACAGGCATAAAACCCATCGTCTGATAAGAAGAATGTAGTCCCTGCATACTGAATAATCGTATTCGCCTCATAACATCCTAGATTCCTACTAATATTATCAAATTGAAATATTAAAGGACTGCCAATATAAGACATTCGATGGATTGACCTATCTAAGAATACTAGACCATTCTCACCACCAGTTATGCCTACAATTGAACCACCATCAGGAATATCTTGAAAATCTGCTTGTGTTGTTGCTGATGTAGTCCATGAACTCTCATCGCCTAATGCCGACCATTGCACCCTATTTGGATAGCTTGATTGATAGCCTGATACCACAAAGTCTCTTACAACCGTTATATAGCGAGATTGTGGTGCATCTACTGCCACATCTTGGAATGTTGTTGAACTGTTTAAGTTAAACGCTTGTAATCTATTCCCACCATTTGCACCAATAATCACATTACCAAATTGAGTAAATCTCCATCTTTGATCTGTTGGTGTTGTATATGTGAAAACAACTGTGCCTGTATCTGCACCAGAGCCTATATTCGTGCCTGTATTCGCATAAGTAAAGGTTGTTGTAGTTGGTACAGTAGTTATTGTAAAAGTGCCATTAACGCTCGTATTCGTGACCGCAGTAACAGTTACACTATCACCCACAGAGTACCCATGAGCTACTGATGTCGTAATCGTTGTTACATTTGATGTTCTAGCTACCGTTGTAATCGTTTTACTTGCTTTAGATACATTATCCAAAGATAAATCAGTAGAATCGAGCTTATATAGTTTTGATGTACTACCAGCGAATATAAGTGTTTGATTACTTAAAGTCTTACCTGCAACTACATTATTTAAGTTTAAGTCTGCTGCTGCTGAATAATCTACTGCCGATTGTATTGAGCCATATCCAATAGCCTTTGAAAATACATTCTCTGCTCGCTGAAGTCCATTTGTAGTGCCTGGTTGATCAGGAGTCCATTCGCCAAACGATATTCTACTTATTGCCATGTCTCAGTTCCATTCGTCTGATTTGTCCAAGTCGTACTCTCAATAGCTACTGCTGTCCAAGTTTCTGCACCTGTAGTCTGGCTTGTCCATGTGGTACTTTCAATACTCATTGCTGACCATGTTTCTGCACCTACAGTCTCATCTACCCACTCATCGCCCATTACCCTACCATTACAGATAACTACAGCATTACCATTTATTACACCAATACCTGAGAAAACTGCATTTCCATTTACAACTACTAAAGCCTGACCATTTACAATAGCTTCTGCGTTATATTGCACCCCACCAAGACATACAACCGTTGCTGTACCATTTATATCGCCAGAGCTAGTGCGTGTCCTAATTGCATCTGCAACAACCGTTCCTGTGCCTGTTATTGCACCCTCAGATGTTCTTATTCGTATTGCATCTGAGACTACTGAGCCTGTTCCATCAATCGCTGCCTCACCATTGCGTATTGCAAACCCATTTGCTACTACATTCGCATTACCATCTATTGCACCATCACCATAAAGAACACAAGTATTTGGTGAGTTCCATATCGGATCATCAAAGCTAATTGTTATCTGTTCTAATGTTCCAAATAAATCAATATCATCAATTGTAAATGGGCCACAATAATCTGCTGGCATTATGCAAGTGTTACTGTCAAACTACCTGAAGTTATCTTAAAAATATCGCCAGTATCAATCGTCTTAGAAGTATTTAAAGGACTATGATAAAGAAGATTACCAGTTGTTAATGCATCAAAAATACCAATATGTGTTACTGTGCCATACCCTGCAGTTGCTTGTGGATATGTAATATCAGCAGTAGTTGTTGATGCACCATTACTAGGCGCACCAAATGTAGCAGCTTGTCTTGCATAAGAGCCACCACTTACTTCTGTTCCTGAACCTGCGTCTGTTGGATCAGCAGTATGTAAACTAACATAGACAGCAGCAGGTGCAGTAAAAGTTGTCGCTCGTAATGTGCCATTAATTAGCGCATTTTCAAGATAGTTACTTATTTCTGACATGATAAATCCTTTTAAGTTATCTTCATTTGTAAGGGGATACCCGAATACTCGCCACCTTGGTCTGCATCAGAGATATTCTTAATTGCTCGATCATACAAGGTTGCCCATAACTGTGACCTAGCATCATTGATTAAATAAGGTTCTGCCTCGATTAATGATCCATAAAGAAGTGCATCAGGATAGTTTGCTAGAAATACATTCGATGCATTAGAACTTGATAAGAATGTAGGCTTTGCATAGTACAGAATCTCTAATGTGTAGGCTGCATCTGGTATCGGTGCAAATTTAAACTCTGATGCTAGGATTGTATAGAATACAGGTAGTCCAATAATATCAGCCCTTGCCTCTCTTGAAAATGCACTAGGAGACATATAAGTCAATGGCCTTCTAGGATTACCTTGGATAAACAAATCACGAATCTCTAGGAAGTCTGTAGGCAATGCAACCTTAGCATCGTTTGCTATCATTGGTGCTGTTGCTGAATTTAACATTTGTCGAGTTCTTAACTCTCTACCTAATCGCAGTTCTGCAAAACGAATGAAGTCAGGTATCTCTGTAGTTAAATCACTACGACCTAAGTAACTAGCGACTGATGCCTGTAAGTCTGTATAGTTTGTATAACTCATATTTTCTTCTCTATGTTATCCCACGAGTATGTGTATGCGCCAATATGCTTTATCTCCATTGATAACTCATGGTCTACCCAAGTAGTAATCCCAGCATCCCTAGCCTTTATACAAAAATATATATCTTCACCCATAATCTTGTTATTAGGCAATTGCTCAAAGTAGAAATATGGTTCTTCTAACTTAGCAATTACATCAGCCTTAATCATCATTACCCCACAACCTATCCCATCAACTTGACTAATCCCAGTCATAACATTGGAATAAATCGGTATAAATGAACAACTACCATCTTCTTCTATCTGCAAGTTCTTTGCCGTTGGTTTAACTGGCTCACTTCGAGTAGTTGCATTAACTCCGATAATATCTTTATCATGTGCCAATAAACGCATGATCGTATCCCTTGGAAAACGCATATCTGCATCTATAAACACAATGTAATCACATTTTGCATCAATCGCTGTATGAACTAATTTGTTTCGTTGATCAAATATTAATGTGCCTGATGCTGTATAAATATCTAACTCATGGTCTGTAGCTTTACACATATAACCAACCATCGCTGCCAAATCAAATGCAGTCTGTACTTCCATCTGACCTCTTGCCGGTATACATATTGCAAATCTCATACATTACCACCACGAGTTCTAAATACACGATTCTCAGGAGCATTTAACCACTTACTCAAAGCCTTTGGATCTGTAATGTAATAACCTCTCATAATACCTAATTTATTCAAATCTTCAATTATTAGGGGAGGCAATTCTGCTATCTTATTTCTTCGATCAAGAGGCTTATCACCCCAATTTGTCTTACCGCTATTATCATTAAACTGTCGCTTAGTATGTTCTGCAAAATCACCCATCTCTGTTTCTGCATGAATAATAATGCCACCTTCACCATCAGCATGAGCTGTTCTGGTTATGCCATTCATACTTCCTAAATTACCTCGTTTACCTAACATTTGCTCTCCAAAAATAGGAGTAGGTTTCCCTACCCCTAAGTCTTAATTAACTCAAGTCGAATACACCACCATGAGCTGCTTCATTGCGAACCTCTAGGGTTAATTCAGCCAAGATTTGTGTCTTGTCAGAGTCACCTGCTTTTGCGAGTTCATTCGTTTGGAATGGGCGCAAATAAGCCAATGCTGCATACTCTGGATCGAGTATGAGTGCATCACGAGTACGCATGAAACGATTTGGAACAATCTGTAGTACACCAAAGTCAGACTGATACAAATCAGCACCAGCTAGGATAGTTGCCTGTCCGTTTGTTGGTACTTGATAACGCTGTGCAGCTAGACCTGTAAAGGCAGACACAACTTGCTTCTGTGCAGGACTTACAAACAAAGCTGCTGGAGTGCCACCGCTAACGAATACCTTAGAGATAACATCTTTTAACATTGTTTCTGTAAATGCACGAGTTGTACCATCTGTACGAGTAGATACACCAATTGTTACAGGATCAACACCAGTTGTGGCAGTACCATTCTTGTTTGTGTTGGTCTTGATGTAACTTAATAGCGCACCCATTGTACGAGCAGTTGTAGCACTTGTACCGTTTGACTGACCTTGATTGGCAGTAATGATAGCCTCTATGTCCCGCTTAATTTCCGAACTCGCCTTCGCTAATTGATAGGCTTTCTCGGATTTTCTGCCTGCCTTGTCTACTGCTTCGAGAGTACCTGATACCTGAATTGTCTTACCAACAATTTGCGTAAAGTTACCAATACGAGTTGTTGGAGAAATGGTTGCTGAAGTAGCATCTGCGCCCTCAATTAATGCGTTTGCAGTTGTTGCAGCAGCTAGAGTATCTGTCTGCCACTCGTGAAAAGTGCCAGTAGCCTTACTCTTACCAATCGAATTCATGATTGGAGTATCAGTTGGTGAAATACTGTAAATTACATCGCTTAAATCTTCTCTAGCGCCTATTGCGCTATATCTGTCAAATGTTGGCATTTTAATTCCTTATTATAAAAATCGTTCGAATAACTTTGCAGCGTCTTTCTTGTTTCCAGATTGTCGCAAACGCTCAAAGTCCTTTTTTTGTGCTTCTTGGTCGGAATTCTTAGGGTTAGAAGTTCCTGGTCTTAATGTCTTTGGTGCTGACTGAACTTTCTTTAGTGTACCTGATTTACCAGCCACTAATTTGTCATACATCATCGACTTGTATAGAGCTGTTACAGCTCGGCTATCATAAACTTGGCTAAGTTCTTGGTCTGAGAATCCAATCGACTTCGCATATACACGAATGTCTCTACGGATTACTTCAGCCTTTGCCTCATCCTTGAATTCAGGAATCAGATCAACTAGCTTTTGTTGTTCCTGTTGGACATGAGATTGCAATACTTGGCTCTGTTGTTGTGCCTGTTCTTGCTGTACTCTCTGTCTTTCAGCCCTGATAGCTTGAAGTTGTTTTTCCTTCTCACTACGATCTGCTACGGCTAATGCATAACCAATCGGATCATTTTCTCTGAGTTGTGTTAAATCCTCAGTACCCGACTGTTGTTGTAGCATCTGCTCAATAACTTGGAGTCGTTGTGCATAGGTATCACGAACCTTGGCTGTTTCTGCAATCTTACTGCGCTCGGCCTCTACGGCTTTGCGCTGTTCCGCTAAAGATTGCGTCTTTTTCTGATAATCGGCAGTTCGACTGTATCCGTTCAGTAGCTCATCAAGGCTTACCTCCAACTCCTCACCGTTAGCTTTCACTCGGTATTTGGGAGACTCCTCTACTGCTTCTTCTTCGTATCCAGCATCATCCGCACTTGCATCATACTCTTGGGCTTCTTCACGATCTTCTGGGTGAGCTTGCGCTTCCTCAGATTGTGGCTCAATCATAGACATAAATGCGTTAGCTGCACCGCTTATCGATCCATCTACACTCCCATTTGGGTTGGTGTTTTCGCTCATTTTATTACCCTTTTTTCATTGTTAAAAAACTTTAAATCGCTTCTTTTCAATTTGTACTTGTTGCACGAGTGA